ATAGAAGGTACTCTTCATATCTAAGAAAACAGGTGTAATAATCTTCTCAGGTAAATCAAGAATATCAGTTTTCATCCTTCTTAATACGAGGTTCTTAGTTCTGTCTCTTAATTCATCGAGATTACTCGCACCGCCGGTATTCCATATTTTTTTACCTCCAACAGTGAACTGATATCCCGCACAATATCTTCTAACAAATCCTTGCCAATTTAATGCAATTGGTGAGTTCACAATCTTTAATAAATTATAATAATTGATTGGTCTTGATGTCATTGGGGTACCTGTTAACAACCAAACCTTAGGGATTTGTCTAACAATATCATTTATCAATTTAGTTCTCTGTGCCGTTGGATTTGAAATGTAATGAGCTTCATCAATAATCACCAAATCAAATCCTTCATTCATGATTAATTTATAAGCTTCACTATCTTCTGTTTTATCGGTTGTGTGGTAATTCTTTATAATGTCATAATTGATGATATAATAATCATAAGTGGAACCCCATTTCCTACCTTCAACAATTAAAGTTTTCTTTTTAGAGTAGTTTTCAATTTCTCGTGACCAGTTAATTTTCAAAGAAGCGGGACAAATAATTAAAACCTTTTTTGCACCACTTTCTAATGATGCAATGATTGCCGAAGTTGTTTTACCAAGACCCATATCATCCGCAAGAATGAATCGGTCATTAGCTAGTAATTTTTCAATTGCCTCTTTTTGATGTGACATCGGTGCTCGATGTGAATACGGTGAATAATCAACCTCTCTGTTTAATTTCTTTTCTTCTTGGATGATTGATGATTTTGGTAACCAAAATGCATATAGTTTTTCAGTGTCAACTATTTTACCCCAAATGTGGTAAGCTTTGTCACTTTCACATAGTAATTTTTCACACCAAACCTTTTCGGGGATAGATGTTAGTTTTTTCTCATCCATCATTTTTTCACCGAAATTCTTGGCAATTGTAAGATATTTTCGAGCAACCCTTGGCACCGTCTCATGATATTTTAAGACGTATTCAGATTGAGGACGAGTAAGTTGGAAATTTTTAACGGTTGAGAATTTCAATTTCCAATCTAATAATTGATTATTGAAACCTTCGTAGTTTAACAGTATATCCCTCGCCTCTATTTCGGGTATTTTATTCTGCATATAATCTAAATATAATAAAATAGAATGAATATTTAAACTATTTATTGAGTATGAAGCATAAGTTACCCATAACAAGAATTAGTAAATTCTTTTCTGAAACCGATTTTGATTTAAACCAACAAATCGGACAGGAATATCTGCATGGGGATTTAAACATGAAATTAGTGTTGTTTAGAGTTGACAGACAGAAAACAGATACCGATGAAGTTTACGCCGAAGTTGGTAAAGACCAAATCAAATTTTTACCTCCTGTTGAATTTAATGGATTGGTGAAAATTGAGGAACCAAAAAACTCAACATATAAGGGTGGTTTGGGTAGATACTTGGAGCCGGGAAATATGTCAATATCGGTATACATAAGACATTTAGAAGAGTTGAAGGTAGATATTAGATATGGTGATTATATCGGTTATGCTGAATCTGAGGATAGAATACGATATTATACTGTAACAAACGATGGTAAAGTAACATCGGATAATAAACATAACATGTTCGGTTTTAAACCATATTACCGAACAATACTTTGTACACCTGCTCAGGAATCTGAATTTAGAGGAATATAATCATGGGAATACCTAAAAGAAAAAATAATATTCAAGTTTACGGAGTTAAATCCGATATGAACGGACCCGATATTGTGGGTAGAAGGAAAGAATTATTAGAAAGAATAACAAAATCAGACACTTTTCTACCTGATTCAATATTACACGAGGACCTTGATTTAGGTATGCTTGATTATGTAAAAGAAAACTTTAAAATTGTATCGGACGGAGACCAAATTCCAATCATACCAAGAATTTTAACCATTCAAAGATGGGGTGAGATGTCGAACAATTGGACATTTGCAGACGAGGACGGTAATATGAAACTACCATTCATTGCGGTTATTAGAAAACCCGATGTTCAACCCGGTACAAACCCATCAATACAAAGAACTATCCCCGATAGAAGAGATTTCTTCTACGCTTCGGTTCCAACATGGAACGGAACTCAGATGGGTGCAGACATTTATAAGATACCACAACCTGTGGCAATCGATTTAACATATGATGTTACTGTTGTTTGTACAAAACTTAGAGATGTTAACCGTTTCAATAGAATTGTACTTCAGAAATTTTCATCTCGTCAATCATATACAAGTGTTAAAGGACATTATATTCCAATTGTATTAGATAGAATTGAGGATAACACCCCAATGGATACATTAGAGGGTCGTAGATTCTATATTCAGAACTATACATTTACAATGTTAGGTTTCCTAATTGATGACGAGGAATTCGAGGTGAAACCCGCAGTTAGTAGAATGTTTCTTTTAAACGAATTCATTAAAAGTAACAACTTTGCTAAGAAATATGTGGTAAAAACCATTGAGATAACAATTGCATCCTTTCCGGCTGACGGATTACAAACACAATTTAGTGTCGGTGAAACAATAAATGTGTTATTCACGGTAGCAATTAACGGTCTTATTCAAGTTAGGGACGAGGATTACTTTCATATTGCTCAAACATCAAAAATAACTTTCTCTGAACCACCACCAGAGGGTTCAATTGTAACCATTACATATTTTAAAGGAAGAAATGACACTTTCATTGACACATTTGGAAAACCTTTGAATGTTGTTTATGATACTTTCACATATGATGGTAGTAATGATTTAGAGTTCACCACATCAAGTGCAATTGATAGTGTTATCAGTTTGGATATTAACGGTCTTGTGGAAGACGAAGGTTCGGGTTTTGAGGTTTCGGGTAACTACACCGTAAAACTACTTGGTACACCTATTGTCGGTTCAAAAATTAGTGTGGTGTACTTGAGTTAATTCTCACCATATATATCTTTTTTTTTCGGTTTACAGGTGTCCTCAATCCACTTCTGAACAACCTTGTAAATTTTCATGCCATTTTTATCACAATATTCTTTCAACATCTGATGATGTTTTTCACTGACTTTGATGTTTTTTGAGTTCTCTTTTTCCATAAAGATAAATAAAGATAAAAAAGGATTTTTTATTATCCTTTTTTAAAAAAGTCACGAAATCTTTGCTAAAAACAAAGATATTTATAGAAAACAAATAAAATAAATTAACCAAACTATTAAAAATGGCAAATTCAAATAGAGTATTTGTATCTCCGGGTGTTTACACGTCAGAAAAAGATTTAACATTCGTAGCACAGAGTGTTGGTGTTACAACTCTTGGATTGGTTGGAGAGACCCTTAAAGGTCCGGCATTCGAACCCATCCTTGTAACCGATTACGATGAATTCAAACTTTACTTCGGAGGTTCATCACCAGTAAAAGATGGAAACGGTAACCCAAAATTCGAGTTACCTTATGTTGCTAAAGCATACCTTGAGGAATCAAATCAACTTTTCGTAACAAGAATCCTTGGTCTTACAGGTTACAAACCCGTAAGAACATTCGCAATAAAAACCCTTGGCGGGGTTACTTTAGGTTCATTGAGTGGTAATACTTCAGGAACTTGTGACCCATCAACATTTAACGGTATTACGGGTAGTACGTTCTACTCAAGTATGTCAGGAGTGACCACATACGACGGTCAATCAATGGCGGATTACTTATACTCAACATTTAGTGGTAACACACCATCAAATCATGGACAATGGTTCGTTATTGGTGAGGTACCATCATCGGCTACTTCAGGTTTGACTGCAAACTTGGAAGAAATTTCACCTTTAACAGGTTTAAATGATGCTGATAATCCAAATGGTAAAGAATGGTACAACCAATTCTGTAATGCAAATGGTACTCAAGTTTATTCATTCTTATTTGAATATACATCAGGTAGTACAGGAACATTTAACGTTACAAGATTCGTTTACAATTCAACATTATTGAGTGATTACGATGAACAAGTAGTAGTTGCTTTCCGTCCAAGAGGTTCTTACTCAGGTCAAACATTGAATTTAGAAGTTACAACAAACAACAACTTCAATGTTACAGGTGATGATTTACCATTTAACCCATTCTCTGAATTTACTATAACGGTGACAGGTTCAACAAGTGGAGTGAAAACTTTCACGTGTTCAATGGATACCACCTCATCAAAATATGTAACTAAAGTTTTAGGTACTGACGTATTTGATAAACCAAAATCAGAAGTTCCTGTATATGTTTACGAATCATACCCTAACTATTTAAAATCAGCTTTCGAACAAGGTTTTGTAAGAGGTTTAAGTTTGACAGAGGTATTCGTATCAGAAGGAAATAATTTCGTTGGACAATGGGATACCCCAATGTCACCAACAGTAGTTTCTGAAGTTCGTGG